ATTTCTTGTCTTGCACTACTTGGATTTTCAGAACGAACCCATGCAGTAACAGTTACATCTTCATGATAAGCATAAGTTCCTGTTATGATTATATCATCCGTGCCATCAAATCTATAATATGGAGAGGACATCGTATTAGCTACATGGTTCTGTCTGCCTTGTTCGTTTACTATATAGTTGCCTTGCTGGTCTACTGTTCCTTCGCTATCAATTATCATCCTTTTAGTTGAATTAGTAAACACTTCCATTTGGTCACCACTTCCACCATGACCATATCTAATAATCCCTCTATACTGACCAGCATCACTTGAACTTGAGTCTGAAAAATGAATAGAACCAAAATCTCCTGTGCCAGAATAAATAGTCATTCCTTCGCTACCACTTCCAGAACCAACAATTAAATTTTCTGCTCCAGCTGAACCAGCTGAATCAGTAGTTCCAATACCAACCGAGCCAGAATAAATATTAACTACAGGACTTAAAGTTCCACCACCATCAGATAAGCTTAATGAATTTGCACTTGCATCGTTAAATATCATAGCTTTTGCAGTAGAGCCTTCTCTAAATATAATCTCTGAATCAGTATCAGCAGATGCTCGAAGGTCTATTAATGCACCATTAACAGTTGCTGTACCTGAAAAAGTAGTATTTCCAGAGCTATCAATGGTTATTCTTGTATTATTACCACCACTTGCAAGTAATAAATCTGCCTCACTTCGTACTACAAAATTGTCACCACCACTTGTAACAACACCACCAGCTATACCAACATAACCTCTTGCAGTTGTGTTTTCCTCAAAAATAATATGCGAACCATTTGCATCACCAGAACGTAAACTCAAAACTTCGGCAGTAGAAGCTGTTATCCTTGTTTTTCCATTATAATCTACTCTAAATTTTTCAGTCACCGTTGGGTCTGAATCGCCACCTCTTGTGCCTATAATGAAATTACCTTGCTTACTTGCTGTAGTTACGTTACCTATGATAGATTGACCAGTGGCACTGTTGCCAAAACCAGAAGAAAAATTTAAAAGTGCATATCGCTTATTTGAATTATCTTCATTAGAACTATTTTTAATATCTCCAGCATGATGAGTTGATGCTGTTGCTCCCAAATTACTTTTATAAGAGTCATAATCTGTATTGTTTGTATGGCTTAAAGATAGTTTTGATGCTGTGGGACTTTCAGTTCCAATACCAATCGAGCCATCATTTTTAATAACCATACGAGTAGTCATTGAATCTGATCCATCAACAGTTGTTGCAAAGTTTAATGCAGCTGGCATATCAGTTGCATCACCTGCTGGAGAAGCATCTACTGTTGCAAATATTCTAGCCGCATCCTCATAGTCTGTTCCATCTGAACCTTGAAATAATATTTGACCAAGAAACTGACCATTTGTAACTACAGTATGACTCCCAACTGTATTATTTCTATTTGACCTTAATATTAAAGCACTAGCACTTCCAGAAGCAGATTGAGTTGTTATTGCTATTTCTGAAGCTGTATCGCTTGTTGTGTTAAAAAATTCTACATCTGTAGAAGGCGACCCTCCTATTCCTAATCTATCTGTATTTAAATAAAGTGGAGTTGCATCGTTATCTCCAGTTTTTACTTGTACTCCAGCTCCACTTGCTCCAGCTACAGTTGAACCAGTATCACCTTCTAATTTTAAAAGACTTGTATAGGTTGATGCTATTGTCTTGTTTGTTAATGTTGCCATATTATTATCCTAAATCTTCCCATTTGGTTGTTGTTTCTTCCCATTTAAGCATAATTGCTTCTGCACCTGACCATCCAATATCAATAATAGTTTGTACAAAATTGACTATAGATGCTCTTACTCCACCTAACATTATTTTAATGCCACTAGGTTGGTTGCTGTAGTACCTGTGTTATACACTCTATCAAATACTAATGGTAACAATTGACCACTAGCTAAATTCTTAAATACAATAGCACTACCAGATCCATTTAGATCTAGCTTTACATCTCCACCTACTCCTACATATAATGCTTTATAGGGAGCACCACTTACGTCTGCTCCATCCGATGCAGTAATTGCTAATGCTTTGTCATAAACCATTTGGTTTAAGGATTCTTTTACAGAAAACTTTTGTAAATCAGCCATCTTTTTTCTCCTTTGTTACGATACCTTGCCGAGCTTGACTTTTCTCATGGGCATCTTGGTTAGTTTCTTTTACCACCGATTAGTAGTTGCAAGCCTTCATTGTATTCTGCTTTTAACGATTGCAACTGACTCTGTTTCCATTGATAGTCTGTTACTTGTTTTTGAAGTTTTGCACTAAAATTTTGTATATCAGAATTACGTTCTTGTATTGCTTTGTTTACTTGTGCAGAATAATTTTGTATTTCACCATTGTATTTTTGTATTAAATCATCATTGTTTTGAATTAATGCTTGTAAAGTTTGTGCTTTATTTTGCAAGTCTAAAGCTTGTTCCTGTGATTTGTTAAACTTGTCTATATCTGTAGTTTGTGCTGATTCTTGTTTGGCATCATCTGCATCTAATCTTGCTTGAGTTAATTCTTTTTGTAAATCTGTATTGTGTTTTGCTAGTTCAGCTTGAATGTTTGCCTGATAAATAGCATTCTCTTTATTAAAAACATTTAAATTGTTTTGCATAGCTTGACTGTATGCATTGAGATAAGTAGATATTTTTTGTAACTGTGATCCTGCTAGTTCTATATCTTCCTCTGTTTGAATAAAATCACCTACAACTTCAAACCAATCACTAAAATCTATTTTATTATTATCTGCTGTAGCATCATTGGTTAAAGTTCCTGTTAATTCTTCAGTTGCTCCTGCAACAGTAGGTGCTGTATAGCTAGGAGCATTTCCAGTAATATCAGCTTTTGATACGGTGCTAACAGTAATAGGAGATACTGCTGATGCACTTGCACTAGAATTACTAGCAACAGTATACGATACAGTAGATATTGCTGGAGGCGATGGTGCTGCTGGAATACTCAATGAACCTGATATATCACTAGGCAACGATGATGTAGCATTAGCTAATAATCTTTGTAAACATCGTACTGCACTTCCTAGTACCATTAATTGCTGTGCTTCTAACGGAAAGTTAGCGACTGCACTATCCCCATGTACTGTTAGTGTACTACCATCCGAAGTAGGCAATAAAGGTACATAATGCAAATGTCCTGAAGTAGCTCCACTACCTGCTGCTCCATTAATATACACTTTTTCATCTTCTAAATAATATACTGGATCGGTATCGGTAGAAGCATAAATAGATGCTGTATCGTTATACTTTGCTTTTTCGTGAGCAGGTATAGGCTTTGCTCTTACATCACTTTTATCTACTGCCAACACTTTTTTATCTGCAATGGTAAGACCACTAGGACTAATAGCAGTTGTCTTTGCTACAGGTAATAATTTTGCACTAGGCAATGCAGATATAATCTCTCCACCAATATCTTGCAACGATTGGCTAATAAGAGCATCATCTCCTACTGTGCCAATTAAATCTTCTACTTGTGTTTTAAAACTCATGTTATTTCAGTATAGCTTGTTGAGGTTGTAGATTGTTCTGTATAGGAAGGTGCAGAAATCGTGTATTCTGTAAGCGTAGTTAAACCATCCCATGTAGCAGGAAATGCTATATCGCTTTCCCATGTATTTGTTAGGTTTGACCAGTATTCTGTTCCTGTAAATATTTCTGTCATTAGTAATCGTATTGTTTTATATGATAGCCAGAGCCATCTCTTCCTTTATTGGCATACTTCTTTCCTTCTCGTATACACATTTCCCATTCTTTATTAAAATATTGAGCTACTTGTAATGTTTGAGGATTTAGCTCGTATCCTTTGGCTATTGCATATTTAGCCAATGCATCATGAAACTCTGCTGGAATTGCAGGAGATTCTGTCATTGTAATCCCTGTTCCAGATGCTACAAAATCTTCGTCCAGTTTTACAGCATGGATCGTAACTTCTTTTGCTTCATTGACCGAAATGTAATCTGCACTACTATCAGTACTAGATACCATTGCAAGTCCAATAGCATCTCGCTCTAGCCAGTATACTTTTTTCAAGGCTGCCGTTCTTTGATCAACTGACATCTGTTTTCTCTGGTTTGCCTACTAAACGTGGTATTTCATATCCGTCATAATCCACTCGTGTTACTTCTGCAATACTATCATCTAAATCATAATAACGTGTATCTGCTGTAGTATTGAACGTATATATAGTGTTTAGTATCCTTGTTTTTCTACAGAACTCATCCAATGCTTTATTTAGGAAAATACGTATTTGTGTTTCTCCTAAGTTTGGATGATGTTGTTGAACGGTTTCTATTAATTGTTTCTGTGTCATATCTTATCCAGTCAGGGGAGCATAAAGCTCCCCCAACTTGTTTTGTTTATTAACCTGAGTG